TCAAAAATCAAATGTAATGTCATCAGGATCCCATTCGTCGTGAGTGGTGATGGTGATGTTGAGCTTGGCATTATTGATATTGTTGAGTATCTCGGAATACAAGGGGTCGTCCTTGGCATCAGGGTGTTGAGCCACAAAGCCTTGAACCTTCGAAGAGAAACGGGCTATGCTGTCGGTAGTAGCCACGTCGAGCTGCTGAGACTCTGCATGATACTCAGTAATCTCAGCATAGTGGAACAGCTCCTTCTCGCAACTCCCCAGGAGTGTAACCAATAGGAAGGAGGCTGATATGTATAGTAACTTTCTCATTGTCTGTTTTACTTCTTTTTCAAGGGCAAAGTTAGGCATTATTCCCGAGAATCCCAAAAATACAGATAGATTTTACGTGGTAATAGAATATTTCTTTCTGATATTGTCGCATAAAAAACGCACCCAGTCATCACGACTAAGTGCGAAATCTAATTAACTAATTAAATTAACCATTAAAACTTTTCTTTTATGAGAGTATCGGAGATACTTGCATCTTTTCCCTGCAAAGGTAAACATATTATTTTAAACCCGCAAATTTCCAGCGCAAAATCAGTTGCCCTGTCCATCAAGAACCGGTTCATCGTCATTCTCCTCACTCTCCTGAATATCGCGACAAGCAAGGAAGTAGTCGTTGAAGATGGCCTCGGCATCAATGCGTTTGCTTTCATCAAACTCGTAGTCCTCCTCCAAGCGAATGAAAGAGTCTACCACGCGAGCCAGTGTGAACAGCACTTCACGTTTGTTGAGCATGTGGTTCTGCTGTATCTCCAAGAAAGCACTCTCCAGCTCTTCTGCTGCGACATTCGTTTTCTCCTGAAGTTCGGCAAACTCCAAAAGTTCTTCAGCCGAATAAGGTATTGCGGGTCTCATATTCTCCTAATATTATAATAATGTATGTGCAAAGGTAATGAAAATATTTGGAAACAGCCATAAAAAAGAAAAAATCACTCGTCAAACTATGCAGAATGGCGAGTGACAGTTTACTATCTATAACTAATATACTACCAATTTGCGAGCTTCACAGCGGGCAAACTAATGAATTACTTAAAAACAGATAACTTCGCGAACTTCACAGCGGGCGAAATGTCTATCAACCAAAATGTTCAAATTTAACCAATCATCATGATTATTACGAAAATAAACCATGAGAGGGATAACAATTGTCGTTTACGAGGTGCAAAGGTACACAAAAAATAGGAGCTGGGCAAGAAATAAAATGTGTTTTATAACACTCCACCCAAAGCAACAGGATAAACATCATGTTGCGGGAACTTCTCACATCCGATATACAGCGTATCGAAAGCATCCGTGCCGTCTGTACGATGCTCCAGCAAGTCCTCCTCAGACTCCGGCTGCTTCTCCATGGACTTGTTTTTATGGAAGCCGTTTCTACCCCGCTCTACCCCAGCCGACTGGATGGCCAGTATCAAATCATCATTATTTTGACGGTTGAAGAACGGCATGAGGCGCTGTTTACCAGCAAAGCCCTGGTTGATGAGCAAGTACTTCTCGTCATGGCGCATCGGGTTGCCCAGGTACACATCCTGTACCTGCCACCCGTGGCGCTCAAACTCATGGACGACGACATAGCGGAAGTCCTGGTCGTTCACTGCATAGTTCGAGCCAAGTGCTGTGGCATCGTAGTAGAAGATGACCGTCTTGTTCTGATGATAGGCATAGTACGCGCAGAAATCATCTACCAAGGCGGGAATCTTACGCTCGAACTTGACGTAGAAGGACTTGAGGACGTTCAGGCGGTTGCCTGACGGCTGACCAGTAACTATCCAGTTGATATTAGCATTGTAGTCCATGCCAATACAAATCGGGGCCAGAGGATTCACGTCCTCGTCGGCACGGGAGTCCAAGCATCCACCAATCGTGCTGAACTGCGACGCTGCTTTGATGTCATAGTTCTGCTGGCTCGTCTCTTTAAGAATCTTGTCGTAGCCCAGCTCGTCCAGATACGCAAAGTTCGAGGCATCATACTTGTGATGTTCCTGCATCGACGAGTAGAAACCGTCGTGTGTGATGCCGATACGCTGACAAAGAATAGAGGTCTGGAACGTCTTAGGTGTCAAGTCACGCTTCATCTGGCGCAAGTACTCTTCACCCAGGAGCTGCAGGTTCTCAATGGTGCTGTACTCCTTATAGTACACCGCCACGGAGCGCATCTTATTTAATGACTGGTCGAGCCATTTCAAGTAGCCCTTCAGATACTGAGGAATGGGCTGGTGCTGTTCCTTCAATCGGGCAATCCGCTCCTTTGTTTCCCAAATCTTATAGATGGTACCCTGAATCGTCTCGATGAGCTGGGGATCCATCTTCTCCCGATAATGCAGGAACCAGGAACCTTTCTGTGTCTGGGGCATATCGGAGAGCACCATCATGGCATGGTTAAACGAATGATGGCCGAAATACGAGCGAATACCGCCGTTAGCCGGCAGTGTCTCGTCCTTCAGTTTGTTATAGTCAATGAACTTTGCTTCGTCGATCAGCAGCCACGACAATGTCAGTGAGTTGCTGGATCCCGGTCGGTCCTGAGAAATAATGACCGCTATGGAGCCGTTGTAGAACGTGATGACGTGCTCATAGTCAGCAGGCTCAGTAATCGGCTTGCCGAATGACTTTGGCGGCTTACGGCCCACCACATAGTGGATGCCGTTGAGATAGCCCCAGCGCTTCCATGCTGCCAATAGTCCAGGAATGGTGTTCGTGAGACCATGCTTAAATGTCGGTACCACGATACCGCCAGTACTGCCTGGCATTCGTTGCATGTTACGCAGCACGAATGGCGAGGCGATAGAGTCCGTCTTACCCGTACGACGGCCAGCCACAATGACCGTTGTCTTGGCACCGATATACTGAGTCATCAACTGCGGTTTGTTGAAGTACACACGCTTCTCGTGCTGACGGGCTTCTAAGTCCCAGGCTTTCAGATTAGGGTTTATCGGCTGATTGGGCATAATGGCTACTGTTTAGGAGTGTCTTCCTTTGGTTCGTCGAAAATCTCTTCAAAGTTCATGTCGGCTTCCTCGTACTCGATATTCAGCGTATCAGGATTAGAAGCACCCAGTTCCTTGGTCAGCTTCTTGATACGCTCATCGATGTTAGGCACAGGATTGATGCCCACGACACGCGGGTCGGTGGTGGGAAAGAACGGCTGTACAACTATCATGTGATACGGTACGGCTGTCTCGTCCTCTACATCGATTCGGTTGTATTTAGCATACGAGGTGGCCGCTTTCTCCATCGTCTTCGTATCCTTGCGCTTCTTTGCCATCTGATACGTTTCCAGTATCATTTCGTTATAGCGCCAACGATGATAATCCCGTGAGGCCTCTGACAGATTAGGTAGCAGAGACTTCACAATCTTCAAGTCAGCGTAGGCCGTCACCTTAGAGATGCCGTAACGCTGCATGATTTCATCCACGAACTGCCGGTCTTTAGCGTCGCAGTTCGCAATACACCACGTCACCATGTCACGCAGGCGGAGAATGTGTTCCACCTGAGTGATGGCATACTTGGCCTCTAAGTCTTCACGCTGGGTATAGAGGTCAGCTCGGGCGATATCTATGATACTTGGTAATGGCATTTACTCGTCGTCCTCCATATCCATGAGATTCTTTTGGGCATTCTCCAATGCAAGAGGGCTACCAACGTAAGCCAACTGCATTTCCTGATGCAGCAGTTTCACCTTGGAAGCTGCCTTTCCTTTATGGTAATGCTTGCTTACTTCCGTAGAGCGGTCGGCAATATCCTCGCGGAGCTGCTCGGCGGGGATGTCGAAGAGTACGGCAATATCCGATATTTTAAGATAGATAGAGGCATATTGCTCTACTTGGTTAAGCTGTTCTGGTGTATATTCGATTGATGACATGGCTTATTGGTCTTGAATTCTTTGAATGAAGAGGTCGTAAAGCGGTACGCTATGATTATTGATTAAGTCTGTGACCTGGGCATGTAGCGTAGCGAATATGGCCGGATCAGTTGAAATTACAGCTGACTCGTGGCGGTTGCCTCGTGTCAGGTTCTGTGAGGTAATGACTGAGACGGTCTGGCCGTTCTCAGCCTGTACCAGCAGAATTTTCGAATGGTTGTCAGTGAGAAAAGTGCGCTGAATTACCTGTGTCATGAACGACCAGAGTTTCAGCGTTTTGTTCGTGGCCTTATGGTCCAGAACTAGGTTGAACTCACTGACCTTACCACTTTTCTCTATGAAGAACAGCCTACGAAGGAACTCCTCTGAGATAGAGAATGAAGTTTGCCACACCTTGGCCGTGCCCACCTGTTCCAATATCCATTCAAGTAGGTCTGCCACCTGAACGGCATTGGACAGATAGGCTTGTGAGCTACACTCAGAGAGCGGCTTCACAACGTCGGCCATTGATGCGGTTCGCTTCATTTCTTAGCGGTTTTCTTCCCAGTACGCTTTGTTGTGGCTTTTGCCTTCTTAGGCTTAGCCTCTACTGGAGCGGACTCCTCTTCCTTAACAGCTGCATTTTCGGTTAATCCTTCGGGATTATCTGAAGTATCAGCAGCTATTTCAATTAAATCTTCGGAATGAACAGAAGTTTCTTCGGTTTCATCAGCCTTACCTTCATCTTTAGGTTCTGGGGCTGCAGCACCCTCAGAAACTGAACTACCTACGATGAAATGGTCATAGATATCCCAGTTCTCAACACGCTTCTTATCCAGCGCTATGATTTCCTTTAGGAACGGATAACGCTCACTGTCAGGACAGGTAGCGTCCTCCAAACTGAGCGTACGCAGCTTCAGATGCAGTTCACGCATACGGTGTATAATATCCAGGTTCTCTACATAGAGCGCCTGAATCTCTGCAGGGAGCTCATCATGGTCAGCACGCTTTCCTGCCTTGAAATCGGCAAATTCCTCAGATTTTGCGGATTCAACAGAACCTTCAGAACTGATGGTAACGTCAGGTTTAATGACCTTTTTCACGATTTCATCAACCTGTGACTGCATTTCATTTACCTGGTCTTTCGTCAGCTGCTGCAGACGGAAGTTCAGGTACTTCTGAAGCTGTCCCTTGATGAATTCGGCCTTACCTTTAGGGTTCACCGAAATGTTGCGGTACATAATCTTATTACCCGACAACTGGAGAAGCATAATAGCACCCTCGTCCCAGTTCTTCTGGTCATCAGGTGTATTGATCCAGTCCTGCAGTTGCTCTGTAAATTTAGGGTCTTGTTTCATAAATTATTTACTTAGAATTAACTTTAAAGTTTATTGTTTATCCCACTGAGAAACAGTAAGTTCTTATTAAATGGTTCAAGTGCTCTTTTCATCGCTTGTAGCGTCTGTCCCGTCGTCACAAAATCATCGAAGCAGATGATGTTCTGCTCCTTTGGAACGATGTTCACATCAAAGATAGCCCCTACCCGCTGCTTGGTTCTGCAGCTACAAACATCCTCGTAAAACGGGATGTTCAGCTCCCCTGCTATCCGCTCAGAAATTCGTGTAGCGAAGTTCTTCACCAAGTGTCTACGCTTCGGTGTCGTGATGATGCACCAATTGCCTTTTGACAAGTCCGGTCCTATCAGCTCCTTGATAAACGAAACCATGGTAGCAGCAAAGAACAGCACCATACTGTCATCCCCCTTGATGTCCGTCAGCGTCCGTCCATAGACCGACTTCTGCCAGTATGAGAGAAAGAACAGCCCAGACCGACGTGTCAGGCGCGGGCGCGGTGTGAAGTCGCAACGCGCTTCCACCGTCTTATCCCATCCTTTGCGCTTCTGTTCAGCAAACAAATCTTGCTCGCGCTTTGCCTGAATATCTTGAAGAGCAAGCTGCGCACTCCCGATATCAGGAACTTCTATCTCTGATAGCAGGTCGCCCATATCTATAGGAGTGCGCATACTCATTGGTAGAGAATTTACTGTTTTCAGTTAAGGATCAAACATTGCACTTGCTGCTCCATCAGTTGATTTCATCGACTGATATCGCGACTCGGCAATGTTCGAACAAACTCGGCATTGCACTTGCTGTTCCATCAGTTCTGGCCCAAATCGCCCGATTTTATCAGACTGATGGTGAACCAGAGAACGGTGGTTCTGTTATCACCTGTACCTTCCTCACGATAGATCGTTACCGTATTAGGAGCAGAGATAACTTCATTGCAAGTGGCAGATGTACCAGCGCTGTTGATGGCAATCTCGGTCTGCATTGAGCTACCAACCTTGTAACTGAGGTATGTCATGTTTGTACCCGAGAACGCCATGGAAGTCAGGTTGCCGGTAATGGTTGCGGTGCCACCCTTCTTGATGCTGTAGTTCTGTCCATTGAGTTGTGCAATATCGTAGTAAGTAGGAGCTGACGAGCTAGAACTGCTTCCACCGCTGTTCCCGCCAGTGTTACCACTGTTGTTACCTCCGGTGTTTGAACCACCATTGCTAGTGCCGCTTGTGGTGCCTTCGTCAGTAAGAATCTCTCCAAAATAGAAAGGCGCTGGGCACTCATCCGTAGCCTCTGCGTTGATAGTAGTGGATGTTGTACCTGTGGCACCCTGTCCCAGGTCCTGGGTAACTGTAGTCTTGGTAGGCCAGTTTTCAGAGCCCACGACACGATAGTCACCACGCATATCCTCCACGAGGAACACGTTATCGTTATTATTCAGGTAGGCAGCAGCAGCCGTAGCATCTAGCTCCACCCCTGGATGTACAGCCACCAGCTTATTCAGTTGTGTCTGTGAAGGATATTCTCCCTGCGCCTCCGAAGTCAGCTGTGACTTCTCTGGTATGACGTCGATAAACTTCCACTTCACATCTGCGCGAAGGGTAAAGTCGCCTATGTACTCAGCACTGAGCAGACGACCGTTACTATCATGCAGCAGCCTTGGCCACTTCAAGATGTCATACTTCGAGATATAATAGATACGACGCTTCACGCCAGGAAGCTCAGGTTTACCTTGGCACCATGCGAGCGACTTTTGTATAGATGAACAATCAGGCATAATTAATTTGGTTTATGATTAAACATGAAATAGAATTCAATAAAATGGGAGCCAGAGCCTTCACAGGTACCGGCTCCCTCGAATCAAAATAATGAAAAAAGAACAACGAGAAAAAAGAGTTCTAAGGTTCTACGGGGCTTGCCAACTCCACCACCTTCAGACGGCGCTTGTCGATGGACTCGAACTGCGTACCGAAGAACATCGTTGCGATGTATGAGAGGATGAATGGCTCGTACTCCTTGACCATAACGTTCTCCGTATCGCCCATCTGGTCGTAACCGACCAACATGTTAATCTTGGGAGATACATGGATGAACTTAGAATCAGCCTTATTGGCTAACGGGCACAGAATCAGCTTACCGTTAGAGCCTTCTACGGCAGTCTGATTGTACTGGTTGTTGTAGTTGATTCCCGCATGAGTCAAGAGGTAGCCCTCGTTGTACTTGTCAGCGAAGTCCTGCGAGCAGTACATATAACATGTCTGTGCGCGCAGGTGTGGATCGAGAGAGAACAGCACTTCCTTGGCGATGTCCACGGCATTGGCGGAAGTAATCGCTTCGGTCAGCTTCATATAGTTGCCTTCCTCCTTGGCAATCTTACCTGCGGTCACCTCTGCGCTTGTAATGGTGTCGAAACCATCGAAGAGGTCTAAGGTGGTATCACCAGAAGGGTTTCGCTTACCTGCCCAGATAGCGTTGTTCAGGTGCTCTGATAGCGACTTGGCAATCAAAGCCAGCACATGCTTGGCTGTGGGTGTCTGCATCTGGCCGTCGCCCTTGGTGTCACCGATGGCACCGAGAAGCGTACTGATGGCGCTGTTAGGCTCGAACTGAGCGACTACCGAACCGAAGAAAGTTTCGAGGGTACGGAAGTCCAGATCGAGGTTGAAGCTAGAACGACGAGCGGGCTTGTAAGGTGCAAACTGAGCGTTACC